GGTATGGGGTCTGTGAAAACCGTTACCTTGGGCACGTAAGGCTCAATGTCTGATCGAAAGACATTCTTAGCGTACGTGGTCTGAGCTCGTCGATCGCCGGCTTGGTGAAAGCCAACGATCATACCGAATTCATCAAGGTAAGGAGATCCACACAGACCTGGCTCATTGGGAACGCCGTGAAAGACGAGATCCGTATGGATAGGACCATAGGAGTCGCCCGGGTTCGTGTGAACCTCACGGCTTTCCCAAGAGCTGGCGTTTATGAGGGTGCATGTGGTGAGGCTCATATGGGGGCGAAGATGCGTCATTTTTACGTGACTTATCTCGCCCGTCGCAAAATGAGCAGTTACTGAGGGGCGTTGGGAGAGTTGTGGTGGAAACTCGAAGATTCCAAAATCACCTCCGATGTTAGCTATGAACTTGACATCAGAGAGAAGGAATCGGCTACGTGACGTAGCTTGCAATCCAACGTACCTAACATCCGTGACGTCTCCCAATTCAAGGATAACGTGCATCGGGATGATGTAACGGGTACCTCCGATAGCGTAGCAAAATGAGCAACACTTCGGAGGAAGTGAAAGGGCTTCCGTGTTGGAAACCTTGTGGGGTGAGAGGTACAGGGTAATAACATCAAGATTTCTCTTGATGACTTCGATACGATCCTGTACTTGACCCTGGCGTTCAACAGCTTGGCCGAGCAAGTGAACCCTAGCAGGCTGGTGCTTCGGGGCTCGAACAAATCGGCGGTTGTTGGGTTTCTTCGCCGCAGGGGCGTTGTCATATGTCTGCTTTTCAGCAGTGGCAACGTCCTCTACCTCAATGAAAGCGGTAGCGGGCATGAGCATGCGTACGAAGGTATACGCAAGCCCAAAAGAAATGGAGAAGGCGGTGATGCCGACTCCTGTGAGAAGGACAATGGACTGTCTGGTATGGACGTCCACGTAGAAGGCCTGAAGCTCTCCAATATCTGTGGTATTGAAGAGCTTGGGATAGGCCTCTCCTATCTTGTCTCGTAGGGGTGAACAGCGGCGTGCATAGTGCATCCACCACTCGACAAGAAAGGGACCGGCACATTCAGCAAACTGTTTAAGGCTTGTGAATATGGCGGTGCCATAGAAGCGCGCGAACGCTCGTGCTATGGACTTGAGAATAACGGCTGGTAAGGCCACCATTGTCTGTGTGGGGAACCAACTCAAGAGCTGCTGGTATGCGGCCCCGGGTGTCATGGTGGAGAGTACGATCTCATCGCACCAATTAACCCAGGAATACTCCTGAGGGGGGAAAAGCTGAGTAAACAACTCGTAGTGTCGTTCATTGAAGCTAAGATCGGGTCGCTTCAAGAACTCAACGAATGCCGGTTCAGTTATCCCTGTAGACGAGCTAACCTCGCAGAATTCCTCGAAGGTCGCGTGGCGATATATGTGCATAGCGCCATGGACCCCTGGAGGTTGGTCTGCAAGGTATAGAGCGAACTTATCAGAGGTATTGATAACTTCGCGAAGAGGGCCTTGAAGATCCTCCTCATCGTGTGAGATTCCGTCGTCGGGTGGTCCGTAATACTTGTCGGCGAAGATGGTTCTTGACCAGGAACCGGAA